TTAGGGAAGACATGCTTCCTTTAACCCACCTCAAAATTGAGGGCAACCTGGATCGCATCCAGGTCGGTGATGAAGTAATTGCAATCGGACATCTACTAGGTCTCCATTGGACCGTAACTCGTGGTCACATCAGTCATGCAGATCGACGCGCCAGGCATAGCGTCTATGTAAAAACCATTCAGCATACGGCACCCATCAATAGGGGTAACTCCGGTGGTCCTTTGATCAATACTGAAGGTCATGTCATTGGCGTCAATACCTGGGTTCTAATACCTAAAGGACAGACCGTAGGTGTCGGTTATGCAGTGCGTGGAGATGTTCTCTATAAATCCGTCAAGGCATTGATGAAAGACGGGGAGAGAGTACGACCAAGCATGGGCATCATGTTCTCTCACCTCAGTGAATTCTCTCTTAAAAGACTGACAGAAGAGAATCCAGGCGTATTCTTTCCCAATACCTTTGGGATTGTTGCTTCAGGTGTAAAAGAAGACAGCTGGGCTTACAAACAAGGGATCCGGTCACATGATGTTGTCGTTGCAGTCGATGGAAATCCTGTCAACGGACTGAGTGATCTGGTTGATTACGTCATGCACCTGCCTGTAGGCCAGGCCGTGAGCCTACTCGTGATCCGGGAGGGTGTTTTCACAAAAGTGGATTACGAACTCAAGAAGTTGGAATTCGATTTGGCTTACTACGATAAACGATTAGAACAAGAGGAAAATACCGAAGAGACACCCGAACCAGAACCAGAAGACGAGTAATTTTTCATGGCTAGATTCTCGGTCCTACAGTCATTGCTGTTTGGCATGTTGATCTACGGATTTCATGTTGGTGCTTTGCACTACGTTTACGAGGCAGATAAAACAAAAATAGTTGTACTGATTGCAGTTGCTTTTTTGATTGCCTTAACACTTGCCCCAAAGAAACCGGAGTGGACTTCCTGGATCAGTCACAAGCTGATTGATCTTGGTCTATTAGGAACTGTCGCCGGTTTCATTATTGCACTCAACGGGGTCAGCATTGCAGCGGTCAATGATCCGGAACAGGTTGTGATGATGGTTACCCATCTTCTTTCCGGAATGCGTACCGCATTGTTTACAACAATCACTGGCTTATCGGGTTACTTGTGGCTATCCCTGACTCTAAAGATGAAGTAGGGGCGACAAGCACAGCGTTCAGAGATGTCTTATTTCTGACTCTATCTTGCTTTGTCATCATCATTATTCTTCTCCTACCGCATATTGCGGTCGATCAAGACAAGAAGAAAGATGAAGATCCACCGGGAGTGATGATTGTCGAGATCTCCTGGCCTCCTAGTACCTGGACAGATATCGATCTCTGGGTGGTGTCTCCGAATGACAAAAGGCCAGTTGGTTACTCGAACCAGGATGATGCAGGGTTCAACCTGCTGCGGGATGACCTTGGAACCAAGTTCGATCCGATGCCTGAGAATTATGAAAATGCCTACACCAGGGGTTTAGCGGACGGGGAATACATCATAAATGTTCATGCCTATTCTGATAAGGATAAGGCACTGCCATTTGATGTTAATTGCGTGGTCAGAACTAAAACCGGCCATACACAAATCATTGCAAGAAAGACAGTGCGACTGACTCACATAGGACACGAAATCACGGTCTTTAGATTTACCCTGAAAGACCAAAATTTGGTTGGTGAAGTACACAGTGTTCCTATAAGTCTTAGGAAGAAAATAAATATAGGGATGGCAACGGGTTCTAACCCAAATGAGGATTGGCAATGATGGAAACGGGTGTAATGTTAGATGCGGTACTGGGTATTTTAATGCTTGGTATCGGAATGATGATGCGGAGGTTTTGGCAATTAGTGGACAATCTTAGAGAAAGCGACATGACCCTGCATAACAGGATCACCAAGGTACAAACTGAAACCCTTTCCATGTATGTGCAGAAGCAAGACTTTGAACAAGCAGTTGATCGAATCCTTTCCAGGATAGATCGAATGGAAGAAACTTTGTTACATAGAGAGGGATCATAATGGTAGATATTCAAGACAAGATCGAAGAAAACGTCAAAGATGCTGCAACTAAATTCAGTAAACTCGGCAAGGAACTTAAAAAGCCATGGGTAAGGATAGTCCTGATCGGAATCGTTCTTATCGGTATTTACAATGTCTTTACGGGCTAATACTGATATTTTTATTAGTCGGGTGTACCACTCTGAAAAAGTCAGCGATTCTTGGGGGAGTGGCAGCGACCTCTGCGGGTGTGGCAAGCGCACTGTTGAGTCCTGTATCAACAGCTGCAGTGGTAGCAGCGACTGTGACTGCAACGGCGATTGCGACCGAACTACAGACCAAGGGAGAACCAATTGAGATGGAATGTGCGCCTGACAACCTGTGGACTATGCTGGGAACCCTTATAGAAAGTGGAGCAATGTGGATCGGGATCTGTGCGCTTGCACTGATGCTGATTGGTTGGATCCTCCCAGGACCACTAACATTCAAAAGAAAGAAAAATGGCAACGTCTAGTTCATACGATTTCAGTAGAAACCGAGACCAGTTAATCAAGGATGCTTTTGTTGAAGCTGGCATCCTGGATCCGAACGACAGTCTAGGAAGTGATGAGGGAGAATTCGGTGCAGTTCAGCTGAACCGGATGATCAAGTGGTGGCAAGCAGACGGCAAACGTCTCTGGGCAGTCCGTAAATCCTACCTGTTCCTGGAAAAAGATACGAATACCTATTCCCTCGGACCGAGTGGAGACCATTGGACTGAATCCTTTGTCTCGACCCAGATCAAGACAGCTGCTGCTTCTTCTGCTACTTCGATCGATATCGATTCGAGTACAGGGATGACTGCAGCTGATAACATCCTGATCGAACTCGATGACGGTACATTACATACGACCACCATTTCGAGTGTTACGGATTCAGATACGGTAGCCATTGCCTCTGGGGTAGCTGACGCAGCTGCTGTTGATAACTACGTCTATACCTATACCACGAAGGCACAACGACCACTAAGAATCAATTCTGCGGTCCTACATGACAAGAGCGCGGACGTCGATACCCAACTGTTCACGATCTCAAGAGAAGAATACTGGAACCGTCCGACCAAGAGTACAGATTCCCGGCCAGCAGAATATTACTTTGATCCTCAGTTGACCAATTCCAAAATATCCATCTTCGGGGAACCGGACACAGTCCAGGATTACATCATTGCCCTTTGTGACTTCCCCATTGATGACATGGATGCTGCAGCCAATGACTTCTCCTTTCCCCAGGAATGGATTGAACCATTGACTTACAACCTGGCCTATCGATTGGCAGTCGCATATCGCGCACCACAAGAGAAGATCGCATTCTTGCGGTCATTGGCAAACGAAACCAAATATGTAGCGGACTCCTGGGATGCAGAGAAAGCACCGCTACAAATGAGACCTGACACGGGGTGGCTACATGCCAGCTAGAAAAATCGGAAATCCTCTCTGGCAATTCTTCACCGATGCCGGTGCAGTTCTTGCCAGTGGAACAATTAACTTCTATACGCCTGGTACAACGACTGCCAAGGCTATCTATAAGAACGCTGCAAAATCAGTTGAACATTCAAACCCGGTCACTCTGGATAGTGCCGGTAGACCACCGACGAATGAGATCTACACCGAAGGTTTTTATGATGTCCTTGTAAAGAACAGTGCAGGTACGACTATCCGGTCTATCTCTGATTTCGGTGACTCTTGGAGTGCAGTCGGTACGGATCTCTCCCAGAATGTTCTTTCCAACCATTCTTTTGAGACTGCTGGATCCGGATCTCAACCTTTTTCAAACTGGACAGAAACAGATTCTGGAACTGTAGTCGCCAGGGATACATCAGGACATCAACATGGTGCTGCGTCCTGTAAATTTACCAGTTCCAATAACAGTTCTGACAGTCTTCTGAGCGATGCGTTTCCTCTTGATCCACTGAAGGAATTGATTCTTGAGTTTGATATCCTGGCAGACAACGCCGGGGCGCAGCCAAAGATAGAAGTCAACTGGCTCAACAATTCACAAGGTGCTATCTCAAGCACCACCCTCTACTCCTCTACAGAAGGCATTACGCCAACAGCCTGGACCCGTCTCTACGGGTTCAACTCGACACCTCCATCGACGACTCGTTATGGCAAGATCAAGATTACGGGCAATGCACATGCCACTACACGAACCGTCAATTTCGACAACATAGAGGTTTACCAGACCAATCCCTATCCCAAAGAAGCTCCATTCATTCCCTATGGATTGAAACTGAGCAGAGATTCAGGTGATACCAGCAACGACATCAACATCACTGCTGGCGCGGTCAAGGATGCCACCCTGGTAGAGGACATGGTTCTTAGAAGTGAGATCACAAAGAGAATTGATGCTAGCTGGGCAGTTGGAAACGATGCCGGTGGACTTGCCTCTGGAGAATCTCTAGCCAATAACATCGTTCTTTATGTCTGGCTTATTAAGAATACCGGAACCGGAAATGTCGATGCTGTAATCAGTACCTCGGCCACTTCTCCGACCATGCCATCTGGCTACGATGTAAAGCGTTACATTGGAACCTGGAAACTGAATGCTTCAAATGCCTTGGTAAACGGTCGTTGGGAAGGTAATCGATATACCATTCTCGATGCACCCGTAGAAGACTTCTCAGACAGCAGTTTAACGTCAGGCAGTGCAGAAACTCAGGCAATCAAGGCACCACCTTCATCTGTGGTGAACTATGCTGCTTTGTTTACTGATGCCAGTGGCACGAACTTTACTAATGTCGAGATAGCAATCCTTCCAGGGGATGCATCCTGGACACATCATGTCGGTGGAGCAAGGTTTGATGGTGGTGACGTAACTCAAATCAACCATTCAGGTTGGGTATCACTTGATTCATCGAACCAGGTTAAATATTTCCTGACCTATTCCGGTCCATCTCCAGACATCTCCTTCAAGATTATGGGTTGGATCGATACCAAGCGAGATCATCCATGATCGAGTTTCCTTTCATAGGAGGAACTTCACCAGACAAGTCACTTATTTTTTCCACCCAAAGAACGGTCAACCTGTATCCAGAACAAGATCCACAATACAAAAATGAAACTGTTTTAACTGGTTTTCCTGGATACTCTAAATTGGTATCCCTCAACGAGGGTCCAGTCCGTGCCATGCTGCCATTTAGAAATAAACTGATAGTGGTATCTGGAAGCGTGGTCTATACCGTATCCCCTGGAGGATATCCCATTCAGATCGGGGCGATTGGTACGAATTCCGGATTCGTCTCCATGGATGAAAACGGAATTGAACTGATGATGGTGGATGGTAATAGTGGATATATCTGGAATGATTCCACCTTAACAGAGATCACGGATTCCACTTTTACAGATACGAAGGCGACTCATGTCACGCACATGGATTCCTTCTTCGTGGTCAACAAGAAGGATGCTGGATCCATCTGGGTATCTGATTCATTTGATGGAACAACCTGGAGCGCAACCAGGACTGCAACGGCAGAATTCAAATCGGATTATATAACTGGTTTATGGAGTGATCGAGAGTTGATGCTGGCCGGTGATAAAACGACACAGGTCTATTACAACTCCGGGGCATCACCAATGCCGTTCGAGCCTATCCGGACAGGTCGAATCATCTACGGAATTGCAGCCTCGTTTTCAGTTGCCATTGTCAACAACACTACTCACTTCCTGGCCCAGGATGCCAATGGAGGAATCTTCGTTGGTCGTATGAATGGTTATACCATTGAAAGAGTTTCGACTAGGGCATTGGAAAGAGAGTGGGCTGGGTATCCAGATTTCAAAGATGCATTTGGTATGGCAATCCATTGGAAGGGACATGAATTCTATGTCCTAACTTTTGATACAGCAGATACAGGATATGGTAGAACTTTTGCTTTTGATGCATCGACTAATCTCTGGTTCGAGATCGGTCCTTACCAGGCATCTCTGGGTGATTTCGAGAAGTGGAAAATAAGAACACATAGCTTCTTTGATGGTAAGAATATTGTCGGCGACTCGGATGGAAACCTGCATACCTTGAGTGATACGGTCTTTACGTTCGATGGCACGACCATGATTTCCCTCCGACGTGCGCCGGTCATCCATGATGAAAGATTGCGGATGTTTATTCATAAACTCCAGGTAGACATGGAAGTCGGTAGTACCACTGTGAGGACAGGACAAGGCAGTGATCCTGAAGTCATGCTAGAGATCTCTAAGGATGGTGGTAGATCCTGGAAACAAAGAAACAAGAAAATCGGCGCAGCTGGTGAATACAAGCAGCGTGTCCAGTGGCATCAGCTAGGCAGTGCCTATGACATGGTTTTCCAGGTTTCTGTTTCAGATCCTGTACCAAGACGGTTCCTGGCTGGATATGTGGCATGAGTGAATTTGCACCTCCACCCAGAATCGGTACGGTAGATCGAGAAGGACGAGTCCAGATCCAACAGGGTGAACTTGACTCCCTGGCAAAGTGGCTGGAAGAGAACAACAAGTTCCGGACATCTGCACTGGCAGCGACAAGTTTTAATGGTTTGGACGATGTCACGATCACCAGTGTCGCGGACAACGACATTGCTGGTTATGACTCTACGTCAGGTGTATGGATTAACCAGAGTTCTACCGAGTTAGGTTTGTCATTATCTACTGACCTGGATACGACAAACACTAATCTCAATAACCATATCGCAAATCTCAGCGCACATACGGATGTAACTGTTACATCAGTTGCCGACAATGAAGTCCTGGCTTATGACAGTACCAGTTCCAAGTGGATCAACCAGACAGCATCAGAAGCCGGGTTGGTGCCGACAGTAAGTGGGATATCTGATGTCACTATTACCTCTGTGGCAGATAATGAAGTATTAGCATATGACAGCGGTAGTTCTACCTGGATCAACCAGACGGCCTCGGAAGCAAGCCTGGCAGCAACATCTGATCTCGGTCAGTTTGCAAGCATCAATACCCAGACAGATTCATATACCCTGGTTCTCGCTGACAAAGGTAAGGCAGTTGAGATGAACAAAGGCAGTTCCAATAACCTGACAGTGCCTCCAAACAGTTCTGTGGCATTCCCTACTGGAACAAAGATAGCAGCTGTGCAATTGGGAGCGGGTGCAACAACAATAGTCGCAGGGACAGGTGTTACCTTGAGATCTAAAGCAAGCGCATTGGGTATCAGCGCACAATACGGACGAGCGGATTTATATAAACGTGGCACCGATGAATGGGTGGTCGCGGGAGATTTATCATAATGTGGAATTACTTATTACCTGCATTGGGTGCTGGTATCAGTACCTTGATTGGGAATCAAGAGAAAAAACGTCAGCTGGCAAGAATCAGAGACGAAGTAGAAGCATCTGCTGCCGAAACTACAGGACTCGTTACCAGAGGTTACGAAGATGTACGAGCAGATATAGAAACAGCATACACAGGTGCTGAAGAAGATTTGGAAGCTGCTTATGCTGATGCTCAAACCCAACTCGAACAGGGATTCAAAGATGCCCAACAAGCATTAGAGGCTGGCAATGCTGAAGCTGCTGAACAGATTCTAAAAGGGCTCGGTCTGTCTGTTGAAGAGATCAATAAGTGGGCAGATATTGCTGCCGAAGGAATGCAGTGGGTTGTCGATTGGGGTCAGGAAGGAATTCCCTACGCTCGTGCCTATCTCAAAGAGATGTCAGATGCAATTATGAATCCGGATGCAATCTACGATTCACAGATCTGGAAGAGTCATAAATCTGAAGTCATGGACTCCATGACCAACACTGCTTCGGCAAGAGCAGGTGTTTTGCATGGCAACACAATGGCAGGGATTGCCGATCGTATCAGTAAGGATGCGATGGCAGTCAGACAAAACCAGATCACCGCCTTGCAGCAAGGATATGCAACTGAGGCACAACGAATAGGTGCTGGAACCGCTGCTCAGGGTGCGCTTGCAAATCTACAAATGTCCAGAGGTACTAACCTGGCAGCATTACAACAGGGTGCTTACAACCAGTTGGCACAGAATAGACTGGGCCTTGGTACAGGTGTAGCCGGTTTACAACAAGGACTTGGTACAGGTCTGGCTAATCTTGGTGTAGGTCTAGCCGGTCAACGTGCTGGCTTACAAACAGGAGCAGCAACCAACCTTGCAAATCTCGGTGTTGGACAAATGACAGACCTGGCAAACATCCAAATGGGAACAGCTAACAACCTAGCCAATATCCGACTGGCATCTGCACAAGCTAATCCTTGGGGTGATATTGGCAATATCCTTGCAACGACAGCTGGCAATGTTTATCAGCAACAGCAACCGAATGTTGGTTATGAGAATCTTATTTCAGCAATCCAGCAAGGACAAGGAAACATTACTGCGTCAAGTTACGATTAAATCATTATGCCTATTAACGTACCACAACTAAATCCACAACTCCTGGCTGGCGCAGCCCCGCAGGGGTTGGGTGAATTGATGCCGTCGTTCCTGGGTGGAATGGAGACTCAACGTAAAGCCCAGCAGCAACAGGCAACGAATGTCGTCAACGAACAAACCATCAGACTGAAGTTGAAACAGATTGCTTCGTTAGCACAAGAAGAAGGTGCTAAAGCAGATTTTAAGAAATTCTTAGTAGGTCTCGGTCCCGACTGGATGAGTGATCCGAAAGCGGTCCGACAAGCACGGGCAAAATGGTTAGAGATCCACGGGACAAAACCTCCATTCGATGCATTGGCAGCAGCTAAAGTAGAAGAAAGAATTGCAATGATTAACCCGGCATTAGGTGAGGATGCGCTAGGAAGTATGACATGGGTTACTCCAGATAGTAGCGAGCATGCAAATTTATCAGCACAAGGTTTCATAGAACACGATTACAAAATACCTGAAAAAGAAGAACCAGGGAAAGTTGTTACATATATCGACCCAAGCGCAGCGGATCCAAGAGAAAGTGCAGAAGGTGTTCGTGAAGGCAGTGCTGCAGAAGATGCAAAGATAGCTGCAGGTTGGGTACCCTGGACTTATAAGATGGGAGAACAGGAGGTAAAAGAACAAATTGCACTGATCAACCCGGAATCAGAGAATCCAATAGGAACTTTGGAATGGGTTGCTCCAGACAGTGCTAGACATGGAGAGTTAGCAGGTAGAGGCTACATAGAATACGATTACAAAATACCTGAAACTGACGACGAACTAGGGAAACCAGTTACATACGTTAATCCAAAAGCAGATGATCCACAATTAACTGCAAAAGCTGTTCGTGCAGACAGTGATGCTGAAACTACCCTGATCAACGAAGGATGGGTGCCTTGGGATTATGAAGTAACGGAAGATAAGCCAGGGGACGCGGTTACATATATTGATCCAAGTCATGCGGATCCAAGATCGACTGCAAAAAGTGTTCGTAAAAATAGCACAGAAGAAACTGCTATGCTTGATAAAGGATGGGTAAGGTGGACTTATAAAATGCCCACAGAACCGAAAGGACTTCAGCAACGATACGTTTTTGATATTGTGGAAAATAAAGTTATTGAAGATTTTAGTTCCACAGATACAGAGATGATTACAAAATGGAATAAAAAGAAAAAGGAAGATCGATTAGCAGACGGTAGTCAAAGATACTTCACTGTTCCATCACCCGGTGGTGCTGCGACTCTATCTGAAGGATATGGTTTTGAATCAGTTGCAAGCCGAGATCGAGCTTTGGTCCAAGAAAGGAGCATGAACCAAGCTGCAAGCATGGCAAGAGAAGTTCTTCAGAACATCGACGAAGGTCCGTGGAGAGCCGGTATAGTTGCTACTGCAAAAGCCATCCTTCAAGAATTTGGCAGGATCAGTGGAGATATTTCCAAATATGTATCCGCACCTTCAATGCGGAAATTTAATGTCAACACCCAGCGATGGGTGGGTGATCTGAGAGAACCGGACGGCACAGAAGTAATGAGTAAAGGACTTATTCAGGAATTCTTCGATCCGAAATTAAGCCTTACTGAATTATACGAAAATGCAATGGCAATTCGTTGGGCCAGGTATCAGTACCCGACAGGCAGACTGCTCAAAGAAATGGTCCATGATGCAAAAGATGCAACCAAGATCTCTGGCTTTACTTCTGTACAAGCTGTCATAGAAAGATATGAATTCATGGCAGAAGTATTTGAGGATCAAGCTAACTGGTTAGGAGATCAACGTAAACAAAAACAACCTGCAGCAGATGCGCCAGATGCTGACACCAATGTAATTGAAACAAGAAGGTATGATTCTGAAGGAAATAGAATTGATACTCCAACGGAAGTGCCAAAAACTTTTGCGAGTGTAGTTAACCAAGCATCAGAATCGGACTTACTAACCATTAAGAGAACGCTAGAAAGTCTAGAACCAACACGAGATAATTTGAGAGACCTTGAACTCGTAGAAGCACGATTGGCTCAATTAGGAGTTACCCCCTAATGGCGAAAGAAAACGTCATAAACGTAGAAGTCGATACACCGGCAGGTGTCCAGAAACTTACGTTCCCTGAAGGAACTTTAGATTCGGTCATCGAGGGAAAAGTACAGGAAACAATCCAGCAATTCTCCATGCCAGAACCGGAGGTTGCTATTCCCCCTCCACCAGAGGCAGCAGTACCAGAACATCTTGAAGATGCTCCAATACGCAGAGCGATTCACGAAGTTGGTCCACTGCCTTGGCAGATGACAGGTGGAGCATTGGGAACCGTACCTGGATTAGCAACTGCCAATCCCGTTGCGATGGTTGCTGGTGCAACACTCGGTGCCGGTGCTGGACGAGGCATCTACGAAGCGATTACCGGAGATTACAACTGGGAACGACCGCTTGATGGATGGAACGATCCTGACGCATATGTGAAAGGTGCCTGGCCGATTGTTCATTCAATGAAAGATGAGTTCATGTGGGGTACTGGCTTTATGAGTATTGCCCCTGCCTGGAGGATTGCCCGTAGCTACGGTCCGAGAATGTTGGGCATCAATGAGGATGCGTCCCTTCGTATTGCACAGGTTGGCGCACAGCATGGCATGGATATTGGTATTCTCGATGTCTCGAAGAACAAACTTATCCAGGGATTCGCTACCACCGTTGGTCGAATGCCAATCATTGGTAAGCCAGTAGGACAACATCAAATACGTCAGCATGTTCAGTCACAAGCAGCGATCAATCAGATGCTTGACGACGTAACACCTTGGGCAACGACAAGTGCGTTGCT